GCCAGTGCAGGCCGGTCAGGGAGACGGCGGCGGCCCCCCGGTAGGTGTAGGAGCTGTCCATGACGACGGCGTCCGGCAGGGAGGACCAGTTCTCGTCCATCCACATCGGCTTGGTCAGGCGCTCGATGTAGCGGACCTGCGCGCCGTTGATGGTCCGGCGCACAGCCATGTAGAGGACATCCCGGCCATCCTCGCTGACCGAGCAGATGCTCTCGATGACGCCGTCCGTCTCGCAGAGGGTCCAGCCCCAGACATCCTGCTCCGCCTGCCACGTCAGGGCGACCAGCTTTCCGTCGCTCCGCAGGAACCACATGATGCGGGACGGCTCCTCGCACCACGCCATCGCCAAGAGGTCGAACCCTTGGAAGAAGTGCGGGGCGAAGACCGTGATGTCGTTGCCCTTGAAGCCGTCGCGCTCGAAGGTGTAGCCGATGGTCCGCACCCGGTTACCCCGTGCGGTGGTGTAGAAGCCGACCGTGTCGATGGCCTCGGGCCGGGCATCGCCGACACCTTGGAAGCCCTCGGTCTTTGTCTCGATCCCGAGCGGCGTCAGGCCGCCGCCGTCCGTCGGGCGCAGCGAGAAGATGCCGTCCGAGGTCAGCGCCAGCAGGTTGCCCAGAGACAGCAGGTGCCGGATCGTGTTGAGCCGCCGGGAGATCAGGTTCGTGGCGATGCTGTCGGTCGCACGCAGGGGGCGGGACTTGTCGTGGTTGAACACGTCGTCGGCCTGACTGCCATAGGCAGCGGACGGCTTCTTGAGGGTTCGGCCATAGAAGGCTCGCCGGTCATGGAAGGTCACCACGGCTGGGTAGTTGCCGGACGGGAAGGGGTTGAGCAGCGTCGGCGGGCTGTCCGAGTAGTCGGGCAGGATGTTGTCGTCGATGAACGACTGCGGAGCCGATGCGTCAGTCGTGCCGATGTAGCCGTAGCTGCCGTTCTTCTTGCTGTAGATGCGGTAGACCTCGGCGTTCGCGACCGCGTCCCAGACGATGGTGTTGAAGTTGCCCAGCGGAGAGCCGGGCCTCGTGCCGAGGTCGTTCAGCACCGAGAGGGTGTCGGTCGGCGGGCTTTCGCGGCCCGTCGTGAGGTCCACTGCCGTGACCCCGTACTGGTAGTTCTGCTCGGTGTACCCGCCGTTGACGCTGTCGGTGTAGTGCCGCGTCCGGCTGACCGTTGCGGTCGCTGGCTGGGCACCAGCCACGCCGATAGGGGCCTCGTCGATGCGCCAATCGTTGTGGTCGAACCGGCGCAGGCGGCGCGGCGCGTAGGACAGGTGCGTGATGACGAAGCCGTCGAGCGACTGCTCATACCCCAGCTCGGAAAGCTGGGTGTCGCTGTAGGGCGTGGTGAGCTGGAAGATCGCCGCGACACTCATGGCAGGACACCTGTTCCGGTGCCGCCACCCGTGGGCGGGACGGTCGGCGTGTAAGGGATGTCCGGCGGAGGCGCGTTCGGGTCCACCGGGGCGTAGCCGCCGACGCCGCCGAGGGCGTTGCCCGCGATCCCGCCGCTGTCGGCGGTGAAGGTCGAGAAGCCGGTCGAGTTGATGTTGACCGTGATGTCGTTGCCCGCGATGGCGGTGATCCGCCCGGTCAGGCCGTTGATCTCGGTCATGCCCAGCACGCCTTGGAAGTAGACATCCCAGCCCACCGAGTAGCCGTGGTTCGGGACGGTCACGACCGCCGACGCCGCCTTGGTGATGGCGGTGATGATAAGGCGGGGGCGGGTGACCAGCTCCCCGCCCGAGAAGACCCGCATGGTCAGGTGGCTGAACTCCAGCGCATAGCCCTGATCGGTCGAGAAGACGAACGGCAGCAGCCGGGCCAGCTTGGTGTGGTCGCGGACGGCGGCCCCGAACTCAGTGCCGGGGCGGTTGTACTGGCCGCCGCCCGGCAGGCCGAGGACGTTGCGGCCCCGCTCAAGGCAGGTGGCGTACTTGGCGGTGTCGAAGCGCGACGCGACCGAGGGGGCGATCTCGCCCCCCGCGAAGGTCGGCATGGGTGCGCGGAAGCCGGTCACTCGTTGCCCTCGAAGTGGCCCCGCAGCGAGGACGGGATGAAGTCCTCGCCGTAGGTGTTCTGAGTGCTGTTGGCGTTCAGGCTGGCGGCCAAGGCGCGCTGGCCGAACAGCTCGGCCTCCTGAAGCAGCTCACGCTTGCGCTCGACGTTCTGGGTGATGGACACCACCGACCGGGCGGCCAGCGTCAGGGCCAGCACGCGGCGGAAGCGGTAGCTCATCTGGCCCCACTCCGGCGAGGTCGTGATGAACTCCAAAATGGGGGCAGGCTCATCCGTCCAGAGGAGCGGCCCCTCGAAGTCGAAGGGGACCGGCGGCCCGGCACTGGGGTTGTTGGCCACGAGCCGCTGGCCCGGCAGCAGGAAGGTGGCGTCGGCGACGTTCGGCGTCGGGACGATCCGCAGAGGCATGGCCACGCCGGTGGGCACAGCGAAGGCGTAGGCCCATTGCGATGTGCGGGTGTTGGCGGTCTCCGACAGCGCCTCGCGGCGCACGCCGAACGACCACTCGCCGCTCTCCATGATCTCGCCCAGCACCTGCGGCAGCTCGGCCTTCATGGTCTGGGCGGTCTGGGTGTTGTCGTCCAGCGAGACGATCAGGCGTGTCGGGATTTCCCGACACGCCATGTTCGCCAGCTCTGTCGCCGAGAAGCTCATCGCCTACTCCAGTGGGCAGGTTACGCGCGGGTGAAGCCCTGCACGTTGACATAGACGCCGCCGGTCACGGTGGCCGTCAGGGTCACGACCTCCAGCAGGGTGTTGGCTGTGCCGCAGATGGGGGCCGTGAACTCCATCGCGGAGCTTGACACTGCCGTCCCCACAAAGCCTCGCCAGACCACCGTGCCCGCCGCCCCGTCGCGGATCGCCACCTCGGTCGCGGCACCGAGCGTGCCGTTGGAAATCTGGACCGAGGTGATGCAGTTGCGGATGCCAGCACCAGCCGCCGTCTTGATCGTCACGGCGGTCGTAGTGTTGGAGATGCCGCTCGCCGCAGCAGCGTAGGTCCAGTGGGTCGCCGACAGGCCGGGCTGCGTGACGGTGCCGACAATGTCGCCGCGCTGGCGGACGAACTGCGTGCCGTCAAACACATAGTTGAGTGTCTTCGTGACCAAACCGACAGTCCCTCCGACCACCGTGTCCACCGTGTTGCCCTCTACGCCGACAGTCGTGCCGCCCGTGTCGCCGATGGCAACAAACGCCGCGCCACGGTTCGTGCATTGCAGCGTGATCCGCTGGCCGGTGGTGACGGTCGGGCGGGTGGTGTTGAAATCGCAACCGACCGGGATCGGATCGCCCGCCGCCGTGGCACCCGAGGCCGCCGGGCCGTCCGTAACCACGCGGAGGTGGCCGGAGGTGTCGAGCGAGATCGGGCGGCTCTCGCCGTTCACATAGGTCGGAGCCGCCGTCCGCACCGAGCCGGACACCACTTGGGCGTTCGCGGGCAGGGTGAGCAGCGACAGCAGGGCGGCGAGGGCGAGGCCGAAGCGGGCAAGGCGCATGGGGTGTCTCCAGCAAAAAGGGGCGGCCCTTCATGAGCCGCCCCTCCCGTATCACAGTCTGGCCGGGGTCGGCTACGCCTTCGGCTCGGCCAGTTTCGCGTCCAGCAGGCGGGCCAGATCGTCCCGCTTGGCAGTGGCGTCAAACTCGACACCGAGGTCCAGCAGGTCTGCAGCGATCTGGGCCTTGGTGAGCGAGCCGCCCGGCCTGCCGTCGCCGTCGCGGTCAAGCGGCCCAGCGTCACCGTCAGCGGCCTCGCCGACCGTCAGGCCGCGCGTGGCGACCAGCGCCAGCAGTTGCTCGTCGGTCAGGTTGCCGACCGGGGTGGACTTGGCGATGAAGTCTTCGGCCTTCAGGTCGGAAGCAGGGAAGCTGCCGCCCGGCTCGACCAGCACACCGGCGGCGGTGAAGCGCGGCAGCAGGCTGTCGTTGACGGTCAGCTCGACGGCTGCGCCGGTGTCGTTGTTGATGGCGTGCAGGGCGGCAAGCGCCCCGAGGTTGAGCAGGAGGTTGCGGTGCATGGAGGTGCCCTTTCAGAGGCTCAAGGGGTGAACAGACAGCGGCGGGGATTGCTCCCCGCCGTCGCCAGTTAGCGTCCGGTCCAGTAGGCCGGGCGCGGCAGGCTTTCGAGGGTGGCGGTTTCGGCGATGCCGCCGGTGATGCCGCCCAGCGTCGGGGCGGTCCCGGCGAGGGTGTAAATCCAGCCCAGATACTGGTGGGCTTCCGGCACAGCGACCACCGGAGCGACGAACCGCTGGGCGCTGTTAAAGGCGGCCAGCGCCACGACGCCGGTATCGTAGATGACGTTCGGCGTGCTGAGGTCGGCAGCCGCCGAGCTGACGAACTGGAAGCGCAGCGACGTGGCGTTGTTCACCGCGACCTCGGCCTGAAGGTAGGCGACGAGGTCAGGGTTGCGCTGGCGGTTGGTGATCTTCAGGACATCCCCGAACGGCGTCGCCGAGGCGGCGGGCAGCAGGTTGTCGAAGAAGGTGTTCTCGCGGTCGGTAATCATGGTGTGCCCTCCTCGGGCGGGTCGTGTGAATGGGGTGGGCGGGAGCACCGGGAGCGAGGGACGGGAGTTTTGCTCCCGCCCCTCGTCCGGGGGTTAGACCACGCGGGCCTCGTTGACGTTCAGCACGTCCATCCGGCGCAGCGGCACGCCCCGGAAGGCCATGCTGTCCAGACCCGGACGCCCGAAGTTGGCGCGGTGGAAGCCGTTGAAGGAGCGTCCGTCGTTCGCCGACTGGCGGTCGAGGAAGTTCTCCATGTCGCGGCTCATGTAGAAGGCGGCGTTGCCCCCGTTGATGCCTTGGATGCGGCCCATCATCTGGACCATCACGTCCTGAATGTCGGCCCCGGTGGTCCGGTCCTTGGTCAGGTCGCTGGCGTCGATGTTGGCGGCGCGGACCACGAAGCGCGGGTCTTTCACCTTCAGACCGACGTTCCACTGCCAGTGGTCCTTGTAGCCCAGATACGGGTTCCCGGCGGCGTCGAGCAGCTCGTCACCGATGGGGAAGCCGTCCGGGCCGATGGCCTTGTTGGACGTGGTGTCCATGTGCATCAGCCCACCCTTGGTGCCCTTCGGGTAGATGCCGGTGCATTTGTCCGGCCCCCACACGATCAGCCAGATCGAGCGGTTGTCGGAGCCGGTGCCGCCCGCATCGACGATCTGGTTCGCGAACGAACCGGACAGCGAGCCGAAGCGGTTGGCCAGACCGTGGAACGACTTATCGTCAGCCACGGCGTTGCCGTAGAAGACGGTCTGCCACAGCTTGTCCGACATGGCTTCGAGGAAGCTGACACCCTCGCTCATGCGGTACTTGCCGATGTTGCCCGACAGGATCGCGAGATCGCGGTCGATCTGGTGCTTGCCGACCAGAATGGCGGCCTGCTCCTCGACCTGCGAGGTGCCGGACTTGCTGCGGGCCGTACCCTCGTTCAGGCGGCGGAAGTCCACAACCGGCTTGGCCGTGCGGACGGTGTGACGGTCACCCGTCACCAGATTGCCCTCGGTCCACGACATATCGTCGTTGGCCTCGTTGGTCTGGGTCAGGATTTCGGCGATCTCGGAGAGACCGCCACCGGGGTCCAGCCGGGTCATCACGTCCATGAAGGACGGGACGGTTGCGTTGCGAACGGCCATGTGGGCGTTTCCTTCTAAGGGCTGTGCTGCACTGTCATCCGACGTTCAGCGTGGTGGTAGAGGCGGTTACTGGGTGGGCTGCGGCCCGTCGTAGACGGGGTCGTAGACCTTCTGATGCGGCTGAAGCTCTTTGGGGGTCGCTCCGCCGAGGTGGATGGAGCCTTCCTCGATCTGGGAGGCAATCTTGGCCACCCCCCGGATCATGGACGGGTTGTTCCCCAGCCCGGTGATGGTCAGGAACTCCCTGAACTCCGGATCGAAGAAGGTGTCGAGCACCTTGGCCGCGCTGGCCACGGTGCGGTCGTAGTTGGCACCGCCGAGCGCCGGGTCAGCGCGGACCTCGTCGGCCCACGCCTTGACCAGCTCGGCCTGAGCCAGCTTACCGGCCTCGGCTGCGGCGGCCACGCCGCGCTCGACCATCGAGCTGATGATCGGGGCGGCACCGTTGATGAACTCCTGCGCCTTGTCGTCCGGCACGCCGAACTGGCGCATCAGCGGGGTGGCGGCGGCCAGCGCGTCGGCGTCGATGGAGGCGAAGCCCTCGGGCGCGGTCAGGTCGGCATAGGGCTGGGGCGCGGCCTCCGCGTCGGCGGCGTCTCCCGACGCTGCGTCGGCATCAGCAGCCGCGCCCTCCCCCTTGTCCCCGGCGTCGCCGTCACCCGGAGAGGCGGCGTCGCCAAGGATCGACCCAGCGGGTGCCGCATCACCGGCATCGCTGGGGGTCTCGGTCGCTACGGCATCGGCCACCGGCGCTTCAGCGGCGGCGGGCGCGTCGGCACCGCCCTCGACGCCGTCAGGCGCGAAGAAGGGGCGGCGCAGGGCCAGTGCGAGAATGTTATGTTTGCGGGGCATCGTTCACCTTCGTTTCGAGTTTGGCTTGCTCCCTCGTCATATCGAGGGCGATCTGCGGGTCGATCCGCAGCATATCGTCGAGCAGCTCAATCCCAAGGCCGCGACGCCCTTCCGAGTACTGGAGAGCGCCTTCATGCGGGTGGAAGGCAGCGCGGTACATACCGGACTTGGCCAGCACTGTAAACATGAACCTGCGGAAGTGCGGGAGCTGCATCAGGGTCTTGAGGTCGAGCTGCGCCTGCATGGCCAGCGCGGCCCTGCGCCGGTTGTCGGCGAGGGCCGCCCGGCGCACCTGCTGCTGCCGCTCTGGGTCCAGCTCGTCGTAGGTCTTCTGGGCGTCGGCCCAGACCTGCGGATCGAAGTCGTAGTCCTCGGCCATCAAACCATCGCTGGGGGAAGGAGACGGGGCAGGAGGCCCGCGTTCGCGTCAGTCTTGGACAGCAGCTCGGCACCGGCGGCGACCTGCTGCATGGCCGGTGCCATCGCTGCCATCTGCTCGGCCTGAGCGGCCTGCTGCTCGGCGGCGGCGCGCTGCTCGCGGATCGCGGCCACGTCCTTCTCGGAGCGCATGGACTTGGCTGGGATGCCGAGGCGCGAGGTGTAGTCGGCCACGATGCCCTCGAAGTCCGGCACGTCGAGGATCGCGGGGTAGACCCCGGCGATGTTGCCGACGAAGCCGACGGCCCGCTCCATCGAGCCGAGGCCGATCATGCGCTGGGCCTGCGCCAGCACCGAGATGAACTCGATGGACAGCTCGGCACCGTTGATCTCCTCCGGCACCGGCGGCAGCTTCCCGGCGTCGGACAGCATCTCGAAGGCCTGCAGCACGATGACGGCCAGCTTCTCGACCTGCACCCGGTCCACGACCGGCCCGAGCTGGGCAAGCTGCTCCTCGTTACGGCGGGCGATCTCCTCGACGTTGCGGGGCTGGACGCCCCTCATGTTGGTGATCGCCATGAACAGGTTGGCGTAGAAGGCGTCGAGGATCGCTGGTTCAGTGCGCTGGCTGATGTCCTGCGACAGGGCGGGCAGGGCCGACGGGTTGATCTGCCAGATCGGCTTGGCACCCTGACCGGCGAGGTCTTGGGCCGCCGACCATGTGATGCCGCCGGGGATCAGGTTGGCACCGCTGTTGCGGTTGGCCACGGCCATCTCCAGCGACGGGCGCACGGTGTAGTCCTGCGCCTGCTGGTAGCGGATTTCCTGAAGCTGGACCTTGCGGCTCTCCGGCAGGGCGTCGAAGCCCGGCCCGACCGAGTAGGCGGCGGTGCCCATGCTCTCCCACCGGGGCGTGGACATCGGCTTGCGCTTGAAGCCGCCGACCTCCAGCACCTTCTTCTCGTCCGACCCCTGCTCGATGTAGTAGGAGCGGTAGGCCATGTTGGTCTTGTCGATCTTGCCGAACGCCCGGTCGCGGTTCGGCTCGATGATGTGGCGGACCTCGACCTGAGCGTCGAACTTCTTGTCGTCCAGCAGGTTCTTGACCGTCCGCGACAGCTTGTCCTCGCCGAACCGCTCGCGCATCTGGGCGGCGCTCATGGTCGTGTCGCGGATCATGGTGTCCACGCGCAGGCCATCGTCCTGACCCAGCCAGTATTCGCCGAAGGTCTGGGCGTAGGCCACGGCCCCGTACTGCCAGTGCGGCACCCAGAGGATCGAGGAGACGCCGAAGATGCCCAGCTCGCGATAGCTGGACTGCATGGCCTGATAGACGTTGGTCTGGGCGAGGAACGAGTAGATCAGGCTCTGGACATCATCGACCCAGAGCTTGACGGCGTGGGCCTCGCCGCGCGCCGTGTCGGCGAACTTCAGCTTGAACCACGGCTGCGAGGGTGAGGACATCCCCGAGGACATTCCCGCAGATAGCGTCCGGTGAGCACGGCTGGCGGTGCTGTTGAACAGCCGGTTGTTGGCCTGCCCGCCGCTGTAGGTGTGACCGTCCACCGTGCGCTGCACGGTCTTCCGGTCGGACCCCATGTTGCGGATGTAGGGCGAGAGCCAGCGCAGGGTGAACCGGGCAACCTCCTCGGCCCCCGGCTCCCACTCGCGTCGCTGTGCGCCGAGCGAGGTGATCCTCCGGTCGGCGTGCTCTCGCAGGTCGCCCTCGCTGATGTTCACGTCAGGCCCCCAGTACCGGCTTTCCGGCAGTCGATGCGCTGCCCATTCTGCTCTGGTCGGTGAAGACCATGCCAGCCATCGTCTGCCGACGCAGGAGCGCGGCCTGCGAGCGGTCGGCGACCGACCCCGCATCCGGGGCGCGAGGGGCCTGACGCGGGGCGACTGGGGCTGGAGGCTTCGGGCCGCACATCAGAACCGGACCTTCGTCTGCGTCGGGGCTGCGCCCGGCGTCATGGCGGCCACCGGGGCGGCGGCGTTGGCCGCGCCACGGCTGGCGGGCGCGCCCTTCTTGTTGCGGTCCAACAGGGCGTGCATCGGGCTGAAGCCGCCGATCATCTTGTTCGCCGCACCGTAAGCGCCACACATCACTTCAGCTCCGCATAGGGGTCGTATTCGGTCTGCACGCCACCGAGCGCGTTGGCCATCTGTTCCGCCCTTACACCGGCAATGCCGCCCGCGCTAGACGCGACGTATCGCGGCTGCACTGGCATGGCGAAAGTCAGGGCCAGAGCGTCGGCGTCATCGGGCGAGGCGAGGCCCCGCTTCTTCATGTCCTTCTTGCTCTCCAGCCTGATCGCGCCGTCGGCGGTGAAGCCGTACTCGCGGCTGGTCAGGTCGATCTCGATCTGGTCGTCGTCGGGCGGCAGGGCGGCCAGCGGCAGCCACGCCAGCAGGTTGACCCACATGGCCGCGCCGTGGTCGGCCACGCGGGCCTCGACGCCGTTCATGGTGGCCATCCGGGCCTTGCCGCCGAAGTTGACCGGGTAGACGTTCGGCACCCGGAGCTGGATCAGCCGGTCGTAGACGCCAGCGCCGAGGCCGCCGATGTCCACGAACAGGGCGTCTTGCCGGTTGTCGGCGCACCAGAGCGCCACGTCCGAGGCCAGCGTCATCAGGTCAACGCCACGCCACTCCTTCTTCGGGATCGAGGCGGCGTCGCGGCCCCGGCGTGCGCGGAGGACCGAGGCGTCGTCACCGAAGCGGGCCACGTCGAGGCCTGCCACCAGAGGGTCGGACGGGATGTAGCCCGCCTTCCGCTGTCGGGCGGCCTGCACCAGATCGGCAGGGATGAGCTGCATCGAGCCGACACGGGGGAAGATACCCCTGACCCGGATGCGGACGAAGTCGCTGTCCTCGCCCCACGCATCGACCCAGCTATCCAGCAGCGGCTTGTTCGTCCGCTTCACCTTGCGGCTGTCGATCTGCTTGGTGCGCCACTGGTGGCGCATCCTGCCGACCGTGATCTCCTTGAACCGCCCGACGTTCTTGGTCGGGTTGCCGTAGACCAGCAGGATGATCTCGGTGTCGGCGTCGGTCAGCGCGCCCTCGACCACGTCCCAGATGATGTCCTCGATCTCGGACGCCTCGTCGATGATGACCACCAGCCGCTTCCCGGCGTTGTGGGCACCGGCGAAGGCGGCGGGGTTGCGGGGGTTGTTCGGGATGGCGTCGATCCGCCACGTCCGCTCGCGCGAGATCGACCTGAAGCCGGTGGCCGTCAGCTCGAACAGGGTCTCGGCGATGGGGTGCTGGCGGCAGAGCAGGCCCCACCACTTGCCCAGCTCAGCCCACGTCTTGGTGCGGAGCTGGGTGTCGCTGTTGGCCGTCACCACGCCGCGCGTGTCTACCGCCGTCATCCCGGCCCAGAACACCACGAACGACACCTCGGCGGTCTTGCCGATCCCGTGGCCAGAGGCGGTGGTCGAGCGGAACGGTCGGTCCACGCCCTGCCGCAGGTGCTGGCCGATGGCCTCAAGCTCCTCGATCTGCCACTCGTCCGGCCCGGTCTCGTGCTCCAGCTCCGTGCCCTCGACGCCCCACGGGAAGGCCCACATGACGAAGCCGTAGGGGTCGTGGCTGTACTCAACCAGCGCCTCGGCGAAGGCCTCTCGCTGCCCTCGCTCGGTCTGGGCCACAGGGTAGCGCCCGTACTGGCGGTCGTCGCGGTCGCTCACCGTCGCGGCCCCGTGGGCGGCGTCGGCGCGGCACGCTGGATCGGCGGCGGGGCAGGCTCGGTCACCCGCTCCAGCAGGTAGACGCTCGGCCCGGTTACGGTGTGGACGCGCCACCCGTCGGCGGCCTCGGCGTTCAGGGCGTCGTCAACGCTCCCCTCGACCGTGATCGTCTTGTACTCGGCAGGCATCAGCCCCTCACCCGCTCGGCCAGCGCCTCAAGCCAGTCCGCGACGACGCGACGGACGCGGCGCTTCAGGGCCTCGGGCGGCATCTTGATCTGGCGGAACGTCATCTCGGGGAGGCGCTCGACCTCGCAGACGGGCAGGTGCCGGTAGGTGGCGGCAGGGAACAGGTCAGGCCCTTCCCGCCAGATGATGTTATGGAGGATCGGGCTGCCGCCCTGTATCTCCTCTAGCAGCAGGACATCCTCCAGCATGGCGTGTCGGCGGGCGCACTCGTCAATCAGCATCGCTCCGGGGATCGCCATCGGCCACCTCTGCCACGCGGACGCCCGCCAGTCTGGCGCGTCGCACTTCGGCGTCGCTGTTACCACCGCCCATCACCAACACCAAGTCCACGCCCTTCAGCTCGCGGCCCGGCACCACCGTGATGTCGCTGTTCCACCGGGCCAGCCGGGCGAGGTGGCCAGCCGGATCGCCGGGACCGATGACGAGGACGCGGAGGGTCATCGCGCCGCCCGCTCGACGTAGCGGAACCGAGGCTGGAGACCCTGAAACTCGAGCGACACGGTGCTGTCGCCGTACATCATCAGGTTCACCATTGCCTTCTGCTGGGCTGCCCACCAGTCGCTGTTGCGGAGAAGGTCGGCCAGAGCCGCGACATACTGCTCCTCGGTCAGCGCGGCGGGCGACACCGGCACCACAGCGGCCAGCGCGGCGGCCCCTGCGCCAGCGAACAGTTGACGCCGGTTCACAGGCCCAGCACGTCGTTGACGGCAGCCGCGATCCGGTCGGCCAGCAGGGCCTTGAAGGTCTCGTCGCTCTCGCGGATGCGGATGGCGTCAGGGCAGCCGTGCACCGACACCCGCTCCAAGATCACCGGGTTCTGGCCGACGATCACCTCTATCGTGGTGAAGCGGTGGCCGCAGGAGCACACCCGGCGACGGCGCTGGCCGCCGGGCTGGGGCCGCGTGTCCCTGACGCCGATCCCCTCGATGGCCCCGCAGGCCGGGCAGCTCAATCCGCTCACGTCGATGTCTCCTTGATCCATTCAGGGTCCAGACCCTCGCCCTTGCAGACCGGGCACTTCACCGGCTGAAGCACCATCGCCCCGCCGCCGTAGGCCCGCTCGATCTGGGCGCGGGCGCGCTCGGCGATCCATCCGCCTCCGTCGCAGCGCGGGCACATCACCGCGTCGCCGACCCTCGGGCCGAACGAGCGCAGCCGGGCGTCTGCCCGGTTCACGCCGTCGGCCCCGACGTGCTCTGCGCGCCTCAATCTTGCTTCAACCATAGCTCTCCGACCTCGGTGACCACGTCACCCCTGAACGACGGCACACCGAACTCCCCGGTGCCCACGTCGGCCCACACCATGCGCGTGAACCCGCGCTCACGAAGCATCAACAGGTGTGGATAGTCAAGGTGCCTTGGGATCGCACGGTCACCCTTGGCCAGCGCCTCGCGCAGGTCGTCGTCCGACAGGGCTGGCAGGCGGCGCTCGCCGGGCGTGTAGGTGCGCCGGGCTGGGCGCTCACGCTCCTTGGCGGCCTCAGCCTGCTCGGCGGCAAAGGCCGCGCGGGCGGGGGCCTCCTCGCGGTGCCTCATGGCTCGAGCCACCAGCCTCTCCCGGTGGGCCTGCTGGCGCTCGGCCTTGGCGGCCTGCTTGTCGATCCACCTAGCCACGGCACACGCGGTCCCGCCACACCCAGATCGCCCGGTCGAGACGGTCCATCGCCACCCCCATTAGGGAGGCGGCCCGGTGCAAGCTGACGCCCCGGCTCATGATGCCCCACGCGCGCTCGCACTGGGCGGCGGTGATCGGGCGCTCCTCGCCCCGCTTGGGCCGGGACATCAAGCCATGCCGTTCTTGACGGCGCGCAGCCAGTCCTCGACCACGTCAGCATCGACCCTTTGGCCCTGCCACGAGGGCACGCGCTGGATCAGCTCGTCGAGGACGGCGTCAACCACCGCAGAGATGCCGCCGAGCTGCGTGTCAGCGATCCCGCCACTCTCGGTGGCCGCCCGCTCCAGAGCGCCCCGCGTCCTCACTGCTCGGTCTCCCACGAGAAGCGGCGCACCGGCGCGGCCTTGAGGCCTGCGCGGCTGGTCTGGGTCGCAGCGTCGTTGCGGGTCTTGGCGAACAGGAAGGGGCGGCGCGGTGCGGCCAGCGCCCCGCTCATGTCCTCAGCCCCCGGCTGGCGCATCAGGCCATCAAGTCTCTCGTTCACGTCTTGTCTCCCTCTCTGGCCGCACGGGCCGCCTTGGCGCGCTCGCGGGCGCGCTGCATGGTCTCGGCGAAGTCTTCCGACAGCGTCACCTCGACCCGATCCTTCAACAGCCCGAGGTTCCGGGCCAGCAACGTCGCCGCCGCCATCTTGTTCGGGGCCTTCACCTTCACCCGGCGCACGTCGCGCTTGATGGTGTTGCCATCCTCGTCAACCTCCCGGCCATCAGTGAAGTCCTCGATGCTGACCTCGGTCAGGCAGGCCATGTCGTCTGGGCTGGCCTTGGAGAGGTCGATGTAGGGATCGCCGTCGGGGGTGATGTGGACGATGTTGCCCATGCTGAAGCGCACCTGCCCGGCCATCGCAGCCAGCAGCTCGTCCGCCGTCATGTGCAGCTCGCGCCACTTGGATTGACGCAGGTTATGGATACGGGCCTCAACATTAGGGTTCTTTAGGAGGTGGTGGGCCGACACTCCTGCGGCAGGGCCAGCCTTGTACCCTGCCGTCAGATAGGCCTGCGTCGCGTTGCCGCTGCCGACATAGGCGATGCAGAACGCCTCCCACCGGGCGTTGGTCAGGGGCACGGAGCCGGGGTCTGGGGCGTCGGTCATGGCTGGCCTATAGCACGCCCGTAGCCCGCGATCAGCCGGGCGATGGTGACGCGCATATTGACCCCCCTTGGGTGGGCGATGAAGAACCAGTCGCTGCCCACCATGATCCGCTCGATGTCGTAGCGGTACTGGGTGACGCCGACGCCCGGCTCCACGCTCGGTCATAGACGCTCTCGGTCATGCGCGGCTCCATTCAATCTCGACCGGCCCAATGTATAGGCGGCGATAGTGCGGCTTGCTGGCGGGGCTGATGAACGCAAAGCGCCAGCGCCGGTGAACGGCAACCAGCAAATGCCAAAAACCGCCGTGGCTATGTGAGCGAAGCCCTGTGCTGATGAAATAGCGTCCTGTAATCACCCTTCCCTCCCTATATCGGTGGCCTTCGTGCCAAGGGCTGCAGCGTCCCGCAGCCTCTCGCACAGAGAGGCTATGTCAGGGGTGGTCATTGGGGGTTCCTTTCTCGACGCTCGCGCATTTCAGCAAGAGCCATCGCAACGCCGCGTTCCATCACCGTCGTCAGCGTCGGGCTGTAGGGCGCGAGCGCCGCAATCTCTGTTTCGAGGGCCAGCCGCAGTTCCGGTGAAAGACGGAATGTGATTGTCTTGGGCACCACCACCTTCCCCTCTGGTGCAGGGGTGGGGTCAGCAAGGATGCCGCGCACTTCGTCGGTAACGTCTCTCTCAGTCATGGCTTGTCCTTGTGGTTGGCGCGGAGGATGGCTTGCACGGCCACTCCGAGATCGGTCAGGCGAAGGAAGCCCCACTGTCCGTTCGGGCTGTCTATGACGAGATGGAACAGGCCCTTTTGCATCAGCGCCCTCGCGGTTTGCATTGAACAGTCGCCGTGGATGCACCCGTCAACGACATACGTCCGCTGCACTTTCGTCAGGCTTTGCGCCAACTCCCGCGACCCCTCTGCCGCTTCCTCCAGGCGTGTGATGAGCGGGGTCATTTCTCTTCTCCGGTAGTGAGAGCAGCGCGGGCGGCGTCGGCGGCGTCTAGCCGGGCAGCGCGAGCACCCCTGTCGAAGTCATCCACTGGGCCAATCGAAAGCCGAGGAAGTTCCTCAATCTCCGTCAAAGCCACCCGCATACGCTCCACAGCAGCCAGAAGCTCGGCTCGTTCGGAGAGGAGGGCGCGGAGGTCGGGCGTTCGCGTGACCGCAAGCTGCGCGTCTCCGGCATACAAAAGGTCGCCGTTCAGCCGCTCTACAGCCCGTTCCCGTTCTTCGTTGGTCATCGGTCTTTTTCCTTGGCCCGGATCGTGCTGATCCTGCCCTTCAGCTTCACGGGCGAGACGCCCATGCTCCTAGCCGCCTCTGCGGCGCTCCAGCCGTTCCGGCGCATGAGGATCAGGGCCTTACGGCCCTCCGCCTCGGTGACCCTCTCCAGCAGGCCTGCGCGGTGATCCAGCCAGAGCTGACGGTTCCGCATGGCCTGACTGTGGTGCGACCACCCGAGGAGGGCGGCGATCTGGGGGAAACTGTAGCCGCCCTCGTAGAGCACCGCCGCGATCTGGGCGCGGGCCATGACCAGATGGTGCAGCCGCCGCTTCCCGAGCGCCGCCTTCTGGGTCACCCCGTGGCGGGCGCAGACCTGCCGGACGATGGCCTCGGCGTAGCTGCGCCTGACGTGGGCCTTGGCCAGCCGGGCTGCGCCTACGTCCTCCAGACCGTCCACGGCTCGGGCGGCGAGGGCCTCGATCTCTGCGTCGATACTCATACCCCGACCACCTCCTCGTGGTGCCGCGTCGTGTAGGCCACGGCCTCGCCGGAGCGGAGCATGGACACCGCCCGGCGGTAGGCCATCGTGGCGGCCTGTCCGGGGGTCCACGCGACGTGACGCTCAATGCGCTCGACCCCGTGCTGGTCAACGGTGTGGAGGGTCGCCTTGCAGCGGATCAGCTTCTGGGCGGTCACGTCAGCACCCACCAGAAGGCGGCGATCCAGCCCGCGACCACGACGAACTGGATCGTGGTGATGACGACGAACGACAGGCGGCGGATCACTGGGCGTCCTCCCACTCGGCCCTGCGCCAGCCGTTGAACCACGAGAGGGCAGCGACGGACCCGGCAGCGTGCGGGTTGGAGGTCTGGGGCTGGCCGCCCCTGAAGGCTGCAGCTCCCTGCTCGTATGGCGACTGGGCCGCCTTCGGGTGCCTCTTGGCGCTGCGGATCGCGGCGGCCAGCGCGGCGATGCGCGTCACGCCGATCTTGGCGCAGCCGTCGGTCTCCAAGGGGTCGGCCAGCAGGTCGGCGATCAGGTGCAGCCGGGCCTCGGCCTGCTCGATTGTCCAGACGATGCCGAAGCGGTCCATGATCTGGTCGCCAGAGGCGGTGAAGCTGGGGGCGGCCATCAGACCGCACCCCGCGCCACGACTTCATCCCAGCTAATGAACTGGGTCGGGTCGAACGGTGCCCACTCGGCGGCACGGGGGCCGACGAGCTGGCCGGGCAGGCCCTCGATCTGCTGGGCGATGCAGTCCTGCTCCAGCTCCGCGCACAGCGCCCAGAGAGCGCCGTCGGTGGCCGGTTCCTCCAGCACCGCCACCAGCGTGCGCTCGGTGGCGCTCTGGGTGACGACGTAGGTGATCGGGTTGTCGCCGGTGTGGGCGAGGAGCGCCTCAAGAGCGCGGGCCTCGGTGATGGCGTCGAGGCGGTCGCCGATGGCGAGGCCGATGTTGATGGTTGCGGTCATGGCTCAAGCCCCCTGTTCGCGGCGGTCGGCTTCGGCCTGCGCCTTGGCCCGATCAGTGAATGTCGCGACCGCGACGTTGCGGTCCATGACGTGAAACCACGGTGTGCGACCATCGGGCTGCGGCGTGGCGAAGACTGTGAAGCGGCGGGTTTGTTGGGCGGTCATCTCGTTCTCTCCCTGCCCGTCCGACCGGGCCATGTGTCGTCTCTAGGCCTGTCCAAATCAGTTGTCAACACCTTTTTCCGCACGCTCCATAGCGAACACATACGACTGGAGCAGCTTGACCCGGTAGGTCCAGCCCTCATCCACCAGCTTCAGCAACTGCCCCGGCGAGGGAGCGAACCTCTGGTCCGACCGCCGCCACTTCGCGCAGGCCGCCGCCAGCACCGGCACCGGCAGGTCAGCCGCGTCCTCGTTCCAGTCCAGCCAGAACTGCTTTTCGCCAGCGCCGAGGTTTCGGGCCGGGTAGTGCTGGAACAGGGCCTCCAGCAGCGTCAGGCGCTGCCGGGCGGTCGCGGGCTGGCTCACCTCGGCCAGCGTCCGGCGCAGCAGCGGCAGGTCAGCGGTCGTCACCCTCCCCGCCCGGATCAGGGCAGCCACCGTCTCGCCCTTCGATGGCGTCAAGCGCCTCCAGAGCGCCTCGCTTGCGGCTGTCGTGGCCGGAGACTGGTCGGCGGGGGTCAGGGCGTTGGGCATGGTCGTGCTCCGGTATGGTCAGTGCGCGGCGGTTCGCCGCAATGCTCTCGCCGATGGCGGCGTCGAAATAGGCCCACGTCCCGATGGGGCGCGCGGACTTCTGGGCCAGCGCGGTCACCACCGGGACAATGTCGTGCTCCCAGCTTGCATGGCCGTCCTGACGCCAGCGGGCCAACCGCCCGATGCTCTGGCCGAGGCCGGGCGAGCGGTTGATGTCGAGGTTCGGCGTCCGGGCCAGATCAGTCAAGATCAGGGCGTGATCGAAGGCTCGACCGGCAGGCCAATCGTCCTCCGCGCGTAGCAGCCCGGCTTTTATATCTGGCTCTGGTTCTGGCTGCGTGCGTTTTGCGGACGCATTTGCGGTGGCCGGTTCCTTAGATTTCAATGACTTAACCTCGTTGCCGCGCTTCCCAGCGGCAGATCGTTCCGCCGTTAAGTGCTCAACCTTTTTGATCTCTCGCGTCATGCGGGCCGAGCTGACGTGGCCGTCGTCGTGGTCGAAGTAGCTGGCGAGGACGGACCACCGGCGGCCCCAGACCTTCGGCGAGCACCGAGCGATCCGGGCCAGCCGGGCAGGATCGCTGGGCAGTCGGCCTCCGGCGTTCCACATGGCACCGAGCAGCAGCATATAGCTGCCGAACTCGGCGTCCGAGAGGTGCAGGGTGTCGCCAGCCAGATCACTGAAGAACAGCTTGAAGAAGGGCTTGGCGCTCACGCGATCTTCGCCTTCCGGGCCTTGCTGCGCTTCCACCAGACGTGGCCGTTCTGGCCAGCGCCGTCGGCGGTGACGATCATCCCGGCGTCGAGCAGACGCTCGCAGGCCTCGGAGCTGAAGGCGGCTCCCGAGCGGTGCGCCCGGCCCCACCGGATGCCGATGCTGCCGCCGTGGAAGTCGCGCACGAAGACGCCACCCTTGCGACCGAAGGCCCTGATGGTGGTGAGGGGCCGCTGGTCGAGCTTGATGTCCTGCTCTGCGGCCTTGGCCCTGATGGCCGGTGCCGTGCGACCGAGGACGTGGCCGATCTCATCGGGGGCCATACCGAAGGCGGCCATGTCGGCCAGACGCTCGATGTCGCCCTGATCCCAAGGCGCGTGGGGTTTGTCTACCTTAGCCATTCTTCATCTCCCTGAAGACTGTGTTGCCGGGCCAGCCTATGGCCGCGCCCGGATCGGAAAGCCCCACGCGGTGAGGGCGGCGGCGACCTGATCGAGGGTCTTGGCGCTCGCGCCGCGACCGGCAGGCCAGAGCGTCTCCATCAGGAACTTCTGCTCGCTGGTCAGGCTGCCGTCCTTGGACTTCAGCTCCAGCCAGTAGGTGTCGCCGGGCTTGAGGTCTGGCGCGCCCACCGCCCAGACGATGAAGACGAAGTCGAAGACGCCGGGGTTCAGGCCACGCTCCTTGGCCTTCCGCTTGGCGGCAGCCGACGGCAGGGCGTGCCCATTCAGGGTCGCCGACCAGAAGACGCCCGCCTGCGGAGGCAGGGCCACCCGCAGGTAGGCCGTCACCTGCTTCTGGAAGTCAGCCTCGGGCGACTTGTTCCTGCGTCTGGGTGAGGCCTTCGGCAGGATCGGGCGGCCCTGCGCGTCGCGCGGGATGTCCTTGGCTGGCTGGATGATGCGGATGTGGGAGGGGGCCATCAGCCGTTGGCCCCGTGGGGGGCGAGGGGGGGAGACCGCTCGCCCCCCACGCCTCCGCCCGATGTCGGATCGAGAGCGGCGACGCTGGAGGCCTCCGCTATCTCACGAACCTGCCGGTCTTGCAATGTCTGCATAGCGAGCTGGACCCGCAGCGGGACCGGGTAGCTGCCGTCGGCGTACCTGTAGACGGTCTGCCGGTGGACGCCGAGCGCCTCGGAGAGCTGGCGTCGCCACCCCACCTTGCCGTATAGGCGAGCGCCGTGGGCGCGGAACTGTTCGGGCGTCATGTCGTCTCCAGTGAGATTTCCGGTGGACGCTGTATGGCACGCTCTGATCGCACTGTGCAACATTTATTGTTGACACCCATTTGGCCCCATGCGACACAGCGACATCGCCGGGGTCGGACCCGGCAGGGAGAGACAGATGACCACCGACAAATGCTTCGTCCTCGTGGACGCGGACTACGATCTCGCCGCCAGCGTCACGCACAGTGACGGCAGCCACGATGCCCTCGTCACGATTATGTCGCCACAGCGCGACCAGTTCATCACCATGAAGGTCGCCGACTTTCAGCGCATGGCCGCCGCCATTGACAGGCAGTTCTGATGGCCGTCGTCGCACTCACCGTCAGCACCGAGGCTGGTGTCGTCTACTGCATGGCCAACGAAAACTGGGAGCGTCAGGGCGACGACGGCTGGGACTGCTTCCACGACTTCGACGGCCTGCCCGAGACCAAGTACCCCACCAGAGAGGCCTGCGAGCAGGCCATCAAGGAGATGAAATGACCGACACCTACCTGCCCAACAGCATCGACGCTCCTCTCGTCGATCCCGAGTTCATCGCCAACAAGCACAAGGCGGCCTTCGTCGCCGCGACTGACGCCCTGCGCGCCGCCGAGGATTTCCCCGGCGAGGTCGAGGGGCCGAACGATCTGGAGGTGCTGACCGCCGGTGTGCGCCGGATCATGGGGGCGTCGAAAGACCTCGACGCCTGCCGCGATCTGGAGAAGCGCCGGTTCGACACCGCCGCCAAGGAAGTGCAGGGCCTGTTTAAGCCCCGGCTGGAGAAGCTGGAGCTGGCCAAGTACACGGCCCTCGCCACCATCACCCGGCACAACAAGAAGGTCGAGGAGGCCGCCCGCAAGCAGGCCGCCGAGGCCGCCGAGCGCGAGCGTCAGGAGGCCGCCCGCCGGGCCGCCGCCGCTGCCGCCATCGAGGCGGCGGGGCATCAGGGTGTCGGCGACACGGTGATGGACAGCGCCATCGAGAGCGAGGCTGCCGCCGTCCGCCTCGACGCCATCTCCACCGGGTCGAGCGCCGCCGATCTGGTGCGGACCCACACCGCCGCCGGGACGGTCACCTCGGCCACAGCCATGTCTTTCGAGGTGCTGATGCCGGTCGTCCTGCGCCGCGACCTCGGCGCGCTCGGGGACTTCATCGACCAAGCCTCCATCGACAAGGCGATCCGCACCTACATGAAGGCCCAGAAGCTGGCCGGGCGCGAACTGTCCCTGCCGGGCGTGCGGTTCTTCGCCGACAGCAAGGCGCGGGTCCGGTGATCGCGTCCAGCTACATCATCGAGGCCGCCTTCGGCCTTTTCGTCTACATCCTGCTCTGCATCATAGACGGCGATCCGCCGCGCAGGGGGTGATGGGATGACCCAGAAGCACGAGCGCATTGCTCTGGCCGTGGCTGTCGAGCTTGTCGCCCCCTACGGGCTGAAGGCCTCGATGCGCCAAGGCGGGAAGCACCCCTGCATAGTCATCGAGGGGCGTGGCCGCTTCCACAAGCAGCCTGTCTCCAGCTCTCCCCGGACGGACTGCGAGGAGGTCCGCAACTTCACCCGCCAGCAGATCAGCCGCTGGCTCCGCAGCATCGACATCAAGTCTAAGGCATCGACATGAGCGACACCCCCGCCACACCCATCCCCGGCCTGCCGCAGCCAGCGCCGGTCGAGCGC